TCTGCGTGATCGCGGTGAAGTCCTTGACCTTGACACCCTCGCGGGACGAGAAGTGTTCTTTCTTCTCGATCGTCGGCGTCCACACAAAGCTCGGCGCGTTGCCGAGATCGACGAAGTCAGCCGCGCCGTCCTCTTTGAAGGAAACGATACCTTTGCCGATGTGATAGTTTTGGATGCTGGGTGAAGCGGGCATGGCTTTATAGCTCCTCTATCTTGAGTGAATATTTGAACATGAACTGCGCGCGCAGCGCGCCTTGCAGCGAGCGGCCCCAACCGAGATCGGTCTGACATCCGAGATATCGGATCGCGCCGTTGCCGAACCGCCCGGTCTTGACGATCTGCTCGTTGAGCTCGGTATCCGTCAGCACCCGCCGGATCAGCTCCCGCCGCAAGGTCGTCAGGTCCGACCCGACCGCGTCGGCCTGCTTCACGATGACGATTTCCGGCTGCATACGCACCACGGTCGGCCGGCTGGGAGGCCGCATCGACAAGTCCGAGGCGTCGTCGGTTTCCTCGTCGCCGTCGAAGACCAGCGCCGCCGGCAACTGGTCTTCCGGAATGTCGACGTTGTTGCGTTGCGCCGAGCGGATATTCGGAATGCTGGCGACCACCGCGAGCAGCCGCACCAGGATGTCCTCGCGGACGTCGATCACGGCAGCGCGGACTCTTTCAGCATGAACCGCACCTCGCCCCAGTCCTCGCCCATCGGACTGCCGCGCAGTTCCCAGGAACGCACGATCCAGTTCCGGCCATTGAAGGCGAGCACGGCATCGGCATAATCGGTGCGGGCGATACCCTTTGCGGTCAGCTCGTAGATGCGGGCGAAGGCGCCTGGCCCGACGCTGCGCACTTCGGCGGCCTGGGTTCCCGCCGAGACCGGCAGCACCTTCGGCCGCGTGTCGTCGATGACGGTGATGTCGGCCGTAACAGCGCCGGCAATCGTCATCGTCGCCGGCACGCCGATCACTGCATAGAGCGGATCGTAGAGCAGCGCGCTGTAATCGATGGCCATGGCCGGCTAGATCAGCTTCTGCACCGCAGTTTCGACCGCGCCCTGCAAAGCTGCGTCTGTAACAGCGGTGCCTTCGGCTTGCACGCTGGCGTCCCAGACCACGGTCGGAATCACCTGCGCAGTGGCGCCTTCCGGATTGACCAGAGTGGTCATGCTCCACTTGTATCTTGTTGGGTGCGCCGGCACGCTCGGTGCCTCATCCGCGATATAGCTCGCAAATTTTGCGCACGCCACTGTCACTCGCCCGCGAAAATCCTGGTCCCTCATCAGGGCGAACGTCTCTTCATAGGTCATTTCTATCCCCGTTGCCTTTGTTCAAGCGCCTCGATGCGGTCAAGAGCACCGGCAAACGCGGAGGCCAGCAGCTCGACAGCCAGCCAAAGACGGTTGTGCATCTCGCCAAGCGATCGCTCGCCATGCGTCCATTGATCAGGCCTCGGCATCCCTGGCAGCGCCTCATCGCTCAACATTTTGGTGACGTACTGTCGCGGATCGCGCGGGTCAAAGTCGGTGAGCATATCGACAAAGCGATGCGCCAGTTCATTCTTACCGGTCGGGCTCAGCGCATCCCACTGCGCGAGGTCGACACGGCCGTGCTTGGCATGCTGCGTCCCAAAACACGTCAGTAGCGAGCCGTCGTCGTAGATGTTCTGCGCGTTGATGCTTCCAGGCCCGCCGGTGGCCCCCGAAGTAGGAGTACCCCACACGAGCGCGCCGCTTCCTGCGACATACCCCCGCTGCAGGGAATTCGTCAGAAACGCGATAGGAGCATCAGCCTCTTGCATAATGTTAAGGGAATTGTTCCCGCCATACGAGCTGTAATTCGATGAACCCAGGAATACCCAAGCGGGAACACCTGCGTTGTTCCTGAACCGAATGGATGCTGTTGCGTTGCCGGCCGCATTGGAATTTTCTAGATAAAATCCGACATTCCCTGCAACGTTCTGCAATGTTGAGATATAGCCGCCGGCATTGATGTCGCCGCCGACACCCAGCCCACCCGCCACCGTCAGCGCGCCGGTCGAGGGGGAGGTCGAGGGCGTGGTGTCCCCGATACCTAGCTTCCCGCCCGCAAGGTTATAGCCAGAGCTATAATAAAGGTAATGACTGCCGTCGCCGAAAAACAAAAACCCACTGCCGTCGCCCCTGTTGACGTAAGCGTCGCGCAGCTTGATATCGCCGCCGACATTGATGTCGCCGCCGACACCCAGCCCACCCGCGGCGGTCAGCGCTCCGCTGGTCGGGCTGGTCGAGGCGGTGGTCGCCTGCACCACAAGCACACCAGCGCTGCTGATGGTCAGATTGCCAGTCAGCGTCCCGCCGGCCAGCGGCAGATAGTTTCCCGCCTTGGTGTTGACGAAAGCGGTGGTCGCAATTGACGTGTCGTTGTCGCCGGGTGCTGGCGTTGGCGCCGTTGGATTGCCAGTGAAAGTCGGCGAGGCCAGTGGTGCGTAGGCCGAGAGGTCAATGGACAGCGTCGTTCCGGTCAGCGCCAGCGGCGGTGTTGCGGTCGCGACCCCGACATCGCCTTGTGGGCCCTGCGGGCCTTGCGGCCCCTGTGGGCCGGTAGCGCCTGGGTCGCCCTGCGGCCCTTGTGCCCCGCTGGCGCCATCCATGCCTGGGGCGCCTTGAGGGCCTTGAGAACCGGCAGCACCTGGATCGCCTTGCGGTCCCGGACTACCCTGTGGGCCGGTCGGCCCCTCTGGTCCAGGCGGCCCAGGTGGGCCTGCCGTTCCATTGCCGTCGCCAGCCCCGCCACCTCCGCCACCGAAAACGACGGGGCGACCATCAACGTATTGTTTGGTGGCGACTTCCATCGACTGTGATGGATCTCGCGCAACTGTCAGCGTGCCGTCATCAATCGACATGTCGCCGTGGATGAGCGGGTTGACGATTTCCGGGTTGTTCTGTCGGACAAATGGGCCTGTGCCCGTGGCCTGGCCGCTCGGCCCCTCTGGCCCGAGCGGACCTTGCGGGCCAGCCGGTCCCGGATCGCCTTGCGGTCCCTGCGGGCCGCGTTTGCCGGGATATGCATTCATTGCCGCCCAAAGCACTTTGCGGCTTTGCTCAACGATCACTGAGAGGATTCCCTTCTGAACGCAAAGGTCCCGATATCCTCGCGGCCGAGCTCGGTCTCGACCGCGCTTTCCGATACCAATTCAAAGCCGCAAGCCTTCATCGCAGTCACGAGCCCGTCGCTGGTAAAATACCAGTAATGCTCATTCGGCCGGAAATGCTTCGAACGCAGCGCATGCTCGGCATCGCAGAAGATCGGCAACGACAGGAACAGCCACTCGCGGCAGTTGGCGAGCAGCGATTGAAAATCCGCCATGTGCTCGAGCACGTCCCATAACGTCATCGCATCAAACGGGATCAGGTACGGGTCGACCAACAACATCTGATCGTCCAGCCACAGTAGGGCGGTTGGATTGACATCGAAGCCGTAGGTCGTTCGTTGCCGCCGTCGTCGTGCCGTGATGAACGCGCCCGAGCCGATGCCGACATCGATCAGCGTCCCGCGGAAATGCCGCTCGACAAAGTCGCAACGCGCCCGCATTAGAGCGCGCCCGAGATTGGTCTGCGCATTGCGGGCGTAACGATCGAAATATTCCTTGTCGTAAGGCCCGGCAATCTGGACCGGGTAGAACCCGATGCCAAGCTGCGGCCACCATGTCAGGCGGCCAGCCGAAAACCGCGCGACCAGCGACGGAACTGCCCGACCGGGTCCGTGATCCTCTTGTCGCAGTTGTGCAGCATATTCGTGCATTGGCAGAAAGCCTCCGGCATTGCAAAGCCGATCTGGCTCAGGTCGAGCCGCGGGTCGGTGATCTTCGCGGGCGCGTTGTGGCCGCCGTGGCCGCCCAACACCACAAAGATTTTCTTCCGCAGGGCCAGCCCCGCCGGCACGATCCAGCCGACACCGCCGACGACGACGTCGGCCTTGCGGACCAGCGTGAGCAACTCGCGCACATTGAGCTCACCGAAGACGAAGTAATGGTGCGCTGGCGGCAGCTCGCCGACCGCCCATTCCTGGCCCGGCTCGAGGTCGGCAACCGCGACCACCGTATGCGTTGCCATCAACTCGGCAGCGATCGCGTTGACGTATTCCGGCCGCGGGTTGCGCGATTCGCCGCGCCATTCCATCCGCACCGTCACCGGCCGCACTACCGCGATCGGACGCTGCCCCGGCAGTGCCGGCGGCGGTCCCATGTCGGGCAGATCGAACAGCGCCGGATCGAAGGCGACCCGCAGCGCCGAATGCCATCGACGCTCGAGCGCTGTGATGATCGAGGCTGCCGTCGTCAGGTCGCTGCCGTAGCAGACCTGGACCTCGCGCATCGGCAACGGCCGCAACCAGCGCTCCGGACGCTGCCGCGCGATGTTCTTCAGCTGGGTGCGCAATTTGCGCTTGCCGAGCACGAACTTGATGTCGAGGTCTTCGTATAATTCCGGCCACGGTGTATCGAGATGGACCTGGTATTCTTTCGCCGCCGCACGCACGAACGGCCGCGCGTAGCAGTTGTCCCCGAGACCCCACATACCGCGGATCAGGACCGGCCTCACGCGACCCGCTCGAACACCAGCGACGTGCCGGTGATGTGCACGAGATTACGCCCCTCGGCATGGAGCCGATCCAGCACTGCGGTCACCTCGGCCGGCGTATTCTGGTAATCGTGCCAGATGATCATCCCGCCAGGTTCTGGGCCGGTGACGCCCAAATCGGACTTGCTGATGCAAGGTAGAGGCATCACGCAGCCTGCCGCTCGCCGAGCACGTCTTGCAGGCTGACGACCGGCCACAAATCGGCGTAGGCACTGGGGCCGG